AGAATGTACAACTGTACTTCTTCATATGCTGATCGTCCTGCGTTCTTTGGTGAATATTTCTATATTCTATTGTGTGGTGCTGGTGCAGGATTTTCTGTGCAACAACATCATGTAGCTAAACTGCCACAATTGCAACAGCGCACTAAACAGGCTAAAGGTTATATTGTAGAAGATTCTATCGAAGGATGGGCTTCTGCTCTTGATGTTCTTATGTCTTCGTATTTTGTTGGTGGTGGTAAACATCCAGATTTTGAAGGTCGTAGAGTTTTCTTTGATCTATCAAATATTCGACCAAAGGGAGCAAAGATTTCTGGCGGATTCAAAGCTCCTGGTCCAGAAGGTTTACGTAAATCACTTGACAAGATTGAACACATGCTTCAAGCAAAGGTGATTGATTCAAAAGACACTGTTAATATTAGTCCTTTAATGGTTTATGATATTTGCATGCATGCAGCTGATGCAGTTCTTTCTGGCGGTGTTCGTCGTTCTGCAACTATTTGCTTATTCTCTCCAGAAGACGATGAGATGATGACAGCAAAAACTGGTAACTGGTTTATGGACAATCCACAGCGTGGACGTTCAAACAACTCAGCAGTAATCGTCCGCGATGAAGCAACTCCTGAAATGTTTGCAAAGATTATGGAATCAGTCAAATCATTCGGTGAGCCTGGCTTTTACTTTACTACATCAAAAGAACACACTACTAATCCGTGTGTTGAGATTGGTATGTTCCCACAATATGAGGGAGAATCAGGTTGGCAAGGTTGTAACCTAACAGAAATTAATGGCGGTAAATGTCATACTGAAGAAGACTTCTATAAGGCGTGTAGAGCAGGAGCAATTCTTGGAACTCTGCAAGCAGGTTATACTGACTTTGAATTCTTAAGTCCTGTATCGAAGAAGATCTTTGACAGAGAAGCATTGCTCGGTGTTTCTATTACTGGTTGGATGAATAATCCAAAAGTATTGTTTGACGAAAAGGTTCTTCAAAAAGGAGCAAAGATTGTTAAAGAAACTAACAAAGAAGTTGCTGCCATTATCGGGATTAATGCTGCTGCTCGTACTACTTGCGTTAAACCATCTGGCAACGCTTCAGTGTTACTCCAAACAGCAAGTGGAATTCATGCCGAACATTCTAGTTTGTACATCCGCAACGTACAAATGAATAAAGAATCTGAAATTACTCAAGCAATTACAAAAACTAATCCGTATATGGTTGAAGAGTCAGTATGGTCTGCTAACGGAACTGATGTTGTGGTGTCGTTTCCGATTGTTCCAAAGAAAGGTTCAATGTATAAAGATGATCTATATGGCGTAAAACATTTAGAATTAGTAGCAAAAGCTCAAAAGCATTGGGTTATTGCTGGTACTAATGAAGAACTATGTGCCGATAAAGGTATTCGTCATAACGTATCAAATACTATTATTGTAGATGATTGGGATGAAGTAGAAAAATATGTGTTTGAGAATCGTTATTCTTTTTCAGGTATTTCATTCTTATCGCCAACAGGTGATAAAGACTATAATCAAGCGCCAAACACTGCAGTGATTGACGAAAAGAAAATGGTAAAAGAATACGGCACTGCTGCCATTTTTGCTTCAGGTCTTGTCGTTGATGCAATTAAAGTATTCCCTAATTTGTGGGATGTTTGTTCAACGGCTCAAGGGTTTGGTCTTGATATTAGTCTCGAGTCTGCAGAGAATTCAGCAAGACAAGACTGGATTCGTCGTTATGAAAACTTCGCTAATAATTATTTTAAAGGTGATATGAAAAAAGCAGAGCATTGTTTGAAAGATGCATATCTTTTGCATAAATGGAATAAGATTCAGCAAAATCTAAAACCAGTAAATTGGAAAACAGATTTGACTCAACAAAAATTTACAGATGTTGATACTCTTGCAGCAGCTGCGTGTGCAGGTGGAGCCTGTGAAATCGATTTCTAGTATTCCATCACCTTGTATAAAGGTGTGTCAAATAGAGGACGACCATTGCGAAGGCTGTGGTCGTTCTTCTAATGAGATTAGAGAATGGTTTTACTGTGACGATCAACGTAAACAGGAGATATTAGAGCAAAGTGGAAAACGAATACCGGATAGAATGCGAGGAGTGCGAATCGACAACGATTGTACTGGTTAATAACGGTGAAAACCCAGAATATTGCTCAATTTGTGGATGTAGAGCTAATATAGAAGATATTACTGAAAACGATATATAGTAGTATGTGGTACTATAATGAATCAGAATACAATGAAACCCCAGATGACTACCAAGGATTTGTGTATGTTATCACAGAATTGGGTACAAACAAAAAATATATCGGTAAAAAGAACTTTTGGAGGCCTAAGGTATTACCAAAAAATTCTAAGAGAAACCGAAGAGTCAAAACCAGAGTCCCAAGTGACTGGCAACAATATTATGGATCTAATAAAGAACTTCAATTACTCGTTGAACAACGAGGGCAAGATAGTTACAAAAGAGAAATCTTAAAGCTATGTAGAACTAAAGGTGAGATGTCTTATTTTGAGGCTAAATTCCAATTTGACAATGATGTTCTTATTAGCGACGAATATTATAATGAGTTTATAGGATGCAAGATACATTCGAGACATTTACCAAAAGACTTAAGGATTTCTACGGAGACAAACTAGTAGATCCAGAAATGTATCCTGAAGTTTTTTCATATCAAGTAAAAATATATATGTACATTTACGGAAAATAGTGGTATAATAGACCTACAATAAAGATAGGAACTATATTATGATTTTAGTAGACTTTAGTGCCATTGCTGTGGCTAATATTGCTGTACAAAAACTTAACGAAGAAGATATGATTCGTCATATGATTCTTAACACGTTACGTATGTATCGCACTAAATACAAAGATAAGTATGGAGAACTCGTACTTGCGTGTGACGGACCCAACAACTGGCGTAAATCACACTATCCGCAATACAAAGCAAATCGTAAGAAAACACGAGATACATCTTCATTTGATTGGAATGCAGCATTTACTATTATGAATAATGTTCGCGAAGAAATCAAAGAAAACTTTCCATATAAAGTATTGCATATCGATGGCTGTGAAGCTGATGATATTATTGCTACGATAGTAGAAAATACTCAAGAATTTGGTCAGTACGAAGATGTTATGATTATTTCTGGTGATAAAGACTTTGTTCAATTACAGAAGTATGATAATGTTACACAGTTTTCTCCAGTCCAGAAAAAGCTAGTTATAGAAAAAAATCCACGTGCATTCTTAGTAGAACAAATTATGCGTGGTGATACATCTGATGGTGTACCAAACGTATTATCAGATGATGATGTATTTGTAGAAAGTAGAAGGCAAACACCACTATCAAAGAAAAAGCTAGACACTATTATCGAAGATCTTAATGATGGTGAACTATTATATGCGGCTAGTTGGTATCGTAACTATTGTCGTAATAAGAAACTAATTGATCTTACAGAAACACCGCAAGATCTAAAAAATGCAATCATTCAAGAATTTAATCAATCGATTGCACAAGAAAAGCGCGGTATGGTGTTTCCATATTTGATAAATAAAAGGTGTAACCAGTTAATTGAATCGGTTCAGGAGTTTATATAATAAATGAAAATGTATGTATATGAAGTATTTGAGGATGTTAAAAAAGCCGCATCTAAGTCAGAAAAAATTTCTATTCTAAAAGATAATGAATCATGGGCTTTGAAAGATATAATTAAAGGATCTATGGATCCAAGAATTAATTGGCATTTGCCAGCTGGAGAAGTTCCGTACACCCCATGTGAAGAGCATAATGCTCCATCTAATCTTAAACGTCAGAATAAAAAATTTACCTACTTTGCAAAAGGTGGTAAAGGTGATCAGATGCCACAATTCAAAAGAGAGAAAGTTTTTCTTTCTATTTTGGAATCAATTCATCCAAATGATGCAGAATTGATGGTAAATATGATTAATAAGAAAACACCTGATGGTGTTACAAAAACAATAATTCAGGAGGCATTCCCTGGTCTTATCGGAGAATAGCTTTAATTTCACAACTAACCTAAGAGCATGTGCGCATTCTGTGTCATGCTCTTTTTTTATGGAGAAAATTCTAATGGTATTTGCTCAAAAAGAAAGACTCGTTAAAGATAGCCAAGATCTAGCAGATTATGCTAAGAAATTATTAGCTAAAGGCAGAGTCGAGCAGGCGCAAAAGATTAAAGCAAAAAGAGATTTTGTGTTACGAACATTAGAGGAAATGCAACCAAATCCCACTTAAAACAAAATAAACCGGTGTACAATCTCGGCCCATATGGTATAATAAGTATATCTTAATTAAGCGGAGGTAGTATCCCTATGAAATATAGCGGTATAGTTAATCAGGAATTTATTGATTACCTGAATAAAAAAGTTAGCGATGATACCAGAGATCCTGTATTAGCAGCTCGTCAATGGTCTTTTGAATTTCCTGAAAGACACTTATGCAGCGTCAAAGGTAGTGGTCATGTATTGCATGAAGGTTATGAATACGATACAGAACATGAATTTTTTGGCAAATGCGATTTCAAATACCATAATAAAGAAGGTGTACTTCGTCTAACAGATTATGTATATAAGAATATTATTAAGAAAAACATTGATACGTTTATTACATGGAAGTGGTTAGGTAGAAACCCTAATGAATCTGTAAAATTAAATGAAAAAGTTAAATACGAATTAATCATGTACATTGACGCAGAAACAGTGTATAATAATGCTATACTGAATGGAGACAGGTATGAATATTTTTATTCTTGATAAAGATCCAGTGATTGCTGCTCAATTGCAATGTGACAAACATGTGGTAAAGATGATTGTAGAGTCTGCACAAATGCTATCTACAGCGCATCGTATGTTAGATGGTACTATACAAATTGCTCCATCAAAATCTGGTAAACGTATGGTAAAACACTATCGCTTGTTCGATGATGCTCATCTTGACGAAACACTATACAAGGCTGTACATTATAAGCATCCTTGTACAGTATGGACTATGGAATCCAATCTTAATTATGATTGGCATTGGATACATTTTAAAGCTTTATGCGACGAGTATACATACAGGTATGGTAAAGTCCACTCGTCTGAACGATTATTGCAACCTTTGCGTATACGACCAAAAAATATACCAAAAGGTAAACTAACTCCATTCAAGCTTGCAATGAAAGCAAATCCAGAATGCATGTTAGAAAATGCCGTATTGTCATATCGTGCTTTTTACCAAACAAAACAAGATCGTTTCAAAATGGTATGGACAAAACGTTCAAAACCAGGATGGTTTCAGGAGAAATATAGTAATGGATAAATTAGATCAACTTGACTTCTTATATAAAGAAATTAAAATTGCAGAATCAAGATTACAGCCGCATGATACTGGACATATTAATACTGCAATTTCATGGATGAATCATAGAGTTTCAGAAATTAAAGAAGAAATTCGTGCTTCTCAATATAAAAATCCTATCGGTAGGGTTGATAGTTTTAGTGGTAATCCTCCTCATAAAGGTTTAGTATAGTGCCAACATATACATTAAAGCGCGTATCTACTGGAGAAGAGTGGAATGTTCATTGTCCTTTTGACGATTTAGCACAAATGCTAGAAGATGATGATGTAGTAAAAGTTCTTACAGTACCTAATTTTACTACACAGCCATTGCAAGATAACGTTGCAAGAGCTGGTAAAGATTGGCAAGAACATTTAGGTCGTATTAAGAAAAACTCTGGTAGAAAAAATACAATTAACGTATAGGTATATGATGAATAAATCAACTGCCACTATTCGTGACTTAGTTGTACACGAACCAATTACTGAGAATCAAACAAAGGCGTATGAAGCTTGGGATGATGGAGATAATATTATTTTAGCTGGTTCTGCTGGAACAGGTAAAACATTTATTGCGTTATATCTTGCACTCGAAGCTGTTCTTGAGAAAGCAACTCCATATAAAAAGATTATTTTAGTTAGATCTGTGGTACCTACAAGAGATATGGGTTTTTTGCCTGGTACTATGGAAGAAAAAAAGGGTCCATATGAAATACCTTATCAAAGTATTTGTATGCAACTACTCAATGATCAGGCAGCATACAATAAATTGGTGGCATCAAAGCAGCTTGAGTTTACCACGACATCCTTTATTCGTGGTCTTACTATTGATAATAGTATCATTATTGTTGACGAGATGCAAAATCTAAACTTTCATGAACTTGATTCTATTATCACACGAGTTGGAGAAAATACCCGTATTGTTTTTTGCGGTGACTATTACCAATCAGATTTTAAAGACGAATCTGAAAGAAGTGGAATTCAAAGGTTTTTGCGTATCGTAGAACAACTTAAAAACTTTGAAGTAATTACATTTAATTGGCACGACATTGTACGTTCTGATTTTTTAAGAGACTATATAATGACAAAAGAAATGTTAGGAATGAGATGACCCGCGTATTTGAGCA